TCTACGACGATAGGAACCGTTACGCCAGTCTACACGTCGGTCGTTGGCAATATTCAGAAGTACACTGCTGCCGATATTTACCAGTCAACTCCGAGTTTGGTAACCAATCCGACCTACTTGGCGACGGCAGGAATTCAAATTGGTCCTGGTACCGACATAGTTACAAAGAAAACTGGTGAGCGTCCATTTTCCACCTATGTCTACCCCAACGTCATCCAGTACGGACTGAAAGGGAACTTGACGACCGGTCAGAATGGGTTTCTGTGGACGGGAACCCAAGCAGTCACCGCAAGCACGTTTCCAGACCAGTCGGGAACGTTTGGCGACTTACATGTATCGGTGAGTGCTATTTCTGCGGGAAATGATTTTACGGTGTCAAGCACTGTCGGAATAATCGTTGGCATGCCTATTGTCTTCTCGTCAACATACGGCAATCTTATTGCGGGAACTATTTATTACATAGAGACAGTAGCGAATGCGACGAAGTTCACAGTGTCTGGATCACGGTACGGCACGCAATTCAACGTGACGGGTTCGGGTACTTTGCCGTTGACTGCTGTAATCACGACAACCTACCCAGTAACCGTAATATCCACAAACAGTTCCAATGTGTTAACGGTATTAGACACCACAGGAAGTGCAATTGCAGCTGGCATGCCTATCGTGTTTTCAAACTGGTTCGGTACTGTCAATGAAGGGACACCTTACTACATTAAAACAGTACCTAGTGGAACAACTATGACACTCTCCCCAGATGCGACATTGGGGACCACACTTACGACAGGCACTTTCACTGCGCAACTTGATACGACGGGAATAGTCTATACTGGCACCACACGTGTCAGTGCGTCAAACACTAATGGAAACATAACTGTCCTAAATTCTGGAGGGTTGGTTGTAGGTATGCCGATAGTGTTTGCGTCGTCGTTCGGTGGGTTGACTGGTGGAACTCTGTACTACATCTTTTCAGTCGAAAATACCACGAATATACGCGTTACATCAACATACAACGGGACACTCCTAAACCCCACTACGGCAACGGGTTTAAGTGTCAATGCGTATGTTTTCAACGCTCCTACCGTCCCAGCATACTACCGCGTTCAGCAACCAGCAACTCTGAGTGGCATGAACGTTGCGCTCGGACTTCCAGCCAGGGCGAGTAGCGGAACCGATACTGTAGTTGTATCAGTATACAGAACTCCCGCAGCTGCTAATAAGTTAACAGGACTAACGCTTGTTGAAAACTACACGATGACCTTTGATGACTCGACCACGATAACAAAGAGTTACTACAATAGTTCTAAATCGTTTGCGGCAGGGGATAATATACACGTGTACCTTCGTTTCACAAGCACCACGACAGCTCACGATGTAGCCATTCAATTAGATTTGTTTTAATACCCCTGAATAACAATGGCAACTCAGTTTGAGTATGTGAAGATTGGCGACGGAACAACTCCATGGTCTGCCCTTCCTTACGTTGCCGGATTTCCGGGGTCAACGGGGCCACAAGGACCTACAGGTCCTCAAGGCACTGCGGGTGTTTCTGGAGGACTCATTCTTTTCCTCAATACCGCAGGAGGAAGTGTGTCAAGTGCCGGAAGTCCAGTTACGGGGTCTCTCGATACGACTGCCACTACGTCCGCACAAACGACCATTACGAGTTCTACGCAAGGAGTGGATTTACAATTGGGGTCCTTTACTGTCACGACGCCCAGCACGTTGATTGTCAGCGGAATATGGGATTTGAATATTTTCACGGCCGCGACAATCACTGCGGGGCAATACGTATATCTGTGGTTCGAAGTAGGGTCCACGCTTTCCGACGGGTCTGGATATACCCAAATTGCGACAGGCAGTAATTCTTCAGGGTATGTTTCCATCACGTCTGCGACTCAAACCCAATACAACATTTCCATGTATGTCCCCACTACCATAATCGGGGCAACGGATAAACTCAGGGTAACTGTTTGGGGAAGACTTTACGGAGCAGGGTCTTCAACGACTCTATGTTTTCGCGACAGCACTATCAGTCATTTGCACACGACCATCCTTGCGAACGTCCCTTCCGGTCCATCGGGCCCATCAGGAGTCTCCGGAGTCTCAGGTCCTTCTGGAGTGTCTGGTCCGTCAGGTCCGTCTGGCGTGTCAGGAGTGTCTGGTCCTTCTGGAGTCTCCGGCGTATCTGGTCCTTCTGGAGCGTCTGGTCCTTCTGGCGCATCAGGTCCTTCCGGAGTAAGTAATGTATCAGGTCCTTCAGGTCCATCAGGTCCTTCTGGAGCGTCTGGTCCTTCTGGCGCATCAGGTCCTTCCGGAGTAAGTAATGTATCCGGTCCTTCAGGTCCGTCGGGTCCAATCGCAACATCCATCACGACTTCGAACGTCACGGGAACTTCGCTTACTTCTGGAACATCTCCGGCGATAAGCATTTCGACATACGGAACTTACTACTATATCACAAACTCTGGATTCAATGCATTGACTCTCCCGACTACAACAGCAGGTTCCGCAGTTGGTTCTTACTGGGTTTTGCGAAACAATACTAGCACATATTTATCGGTTACCGTTACAAACAACGCAAACTTAACATCCCCCCTGGTAATTCCTCCTTCCAATTCAGTAAGTATAGTTGTCACGACTGCTAGTTCCTCTCCTGCTTATGTTTTGTTCTAACTAAACAATGGCATCGTATGAATTGCCAGTATCAAAGAATATATGGGGTTTTGATCCAAGGAGTATTCCTGGTTGTATCATATGGATAGATGCTGCAGATACAAGCAGATTCACCTTGAATGGTAACAACGTGGTTACGGCAGTTCAAGACAAAAGTGTATTGAACAACACGATGGTTACAACAACCACAGGAGCAACAACGGCAGGATACCAATGGAGTGCCACAAACTTCAACTCATCATACCCTGCTTTTTTTACGAACAGTGCATTACAGGCATGCAATATCGGGGCAACTGCTTCAATTCCTACATATGGAGTTCCCCTTACAACCTTTGTTGTTGCGAAATATTCAGGGTTATCTAGTTCAGGAAATTCGTTCTTGTACGATTCCCCGAACAGAATTGCGATGAATGGACCTATTACTTCAAACGGAGTTTCTAACGGAATTGCGGTAGGAACTTCTGCTTCGGTGAGTATTACCCAGCAATTCCCGACAGGAACATACCCCAGTTCTCCGTTCATAAATTGTGGATTTTATAATGGAGCATCTTCGTCAATCTATACCAACGGAACTATCCAACCCCTGAATAACGGAGTTGGAACAACGGGAACTCTTGGAACCGGAATAACGTTTGGAACTGGAAGTATATGTATTGGGTCTCGTATTACCAATATTTCTGCTTGGTGGGGGTCTATTGCCGAAGTGTTATTTTACAACAACGCTCTATCCAATGCCGAGAGGCAGCAGGTAGAGGGATATCTTGCTTGGAAATGGGGGTTACAAGCATCTCTTCCTTCCACACATCCTTATGCGCCTACATACTCCATCGCCCGACCATTACTTCGAACCTTTCAACCGACCGATGTTTCTACTTCTTGTCTATTATGGTTTGATGGAGCAGATTCCACGACATTAACATTGAGCGGTTCCAACGTGACTGCGTGGAACGATAAGAGCGGAAACGCAAATAATATTACAAGTTTTTCAGCAACACAACCGACATACAATTCTTCCACTGGTCTTTTGACGTTCACGTCTGGAACTGGCACTACTACAAACAACGCAACGCTTACGAGCAACACGGCTTACTCTATTTTCTACGTCATTACCTTTATGTCTGGTTTGACGGATACAGGAGGTTTAGTCTATGCTCGCCCATTTTCGCAAACGGGCAACACATTCTTTTTCGGAGTGAATAGAGGAACATATACAACGGCAATAACTGGAGCATCTATTTCTGGAAGTAATACAGTTTATAACGTGGCAAGCACATCTGGATTAACGACTGGAAATACAGTTACTATCGCAGGAATTACATTGGGTTCAGCAACCGGATTTAATGGAACTGGAGTTGTTCAAAGTTTTGTTTCCAACGTATCTATTACCGTGAATATTACATCTACTGGCACGCCGACATCGTTTACAGGAGCTACAGTCCGCAATGGAACCTCGAACGTTGGTTATTACTCAGAAGGAAATGCTGGAAGTGGTCCTTTTTTCTTCTTCGCAACCGGACAAGGATTTAATACATATGCTGGAAACACATTTGTTGCGTCCATGACTCAAACAGGAGCAACGACATATACGCTGTCTGTGAATGGAAACGCAAGTGCCCAAACTGCAGCAACTGCGACTATGGCAAATAAACAAGTTGTTATTGGCATTGGATCTGGAACTGCTTACGGACTTGGCGAAGTCTTGTTTTACGATGGAGCACTGTCGACGCAGGACAGACAGAGAGTAGAGGGATACTTGACGTGGAAATGGGGCGCCCAGAGAACTTCTTATCCAGGCGCGTCTACAAACATAACGATTGCCCATCCTTTTTACAACTTTCAGACTGCCACAATAACCCCGTTTGACCCTAGAATTTTAGGAAATTTGTATATGTGGTATGACGGCGCAGACACAACTACGATAACAGGGTCAGCACCAATGACGCAATGGAACGATAAGAGCGGAAATGGAAATAACTTAACAACATCGGCAGGACCTAGCCGTACGAGCGTATCCACGAATCCAGTCGGGTATGATATAACGTTTAACGGAACTACAAATTTCATGTGGAATACAAGTTTGGCGGTTGCCATAAATTCAACCTCCTTTTCGTATTTTACTGTGTTCATCAATAATGACCCGTCCACTGGGTATGGACGTATTGTATCCGCAGGCACAACTTCAGACAATTTAGTTGGAGACACGAGTGGGTTGTTTATAAGTAACGACGGAGCAACTACTGTGGCACCATTTAAGATGTATTGTGGAAAAGCAACAGCAGCAGTACTTCAACCATTAACCAAAGGAAGTTATCATATTGTGTCCCTCGTGTTCACAAGCACTCCGTCAGCAACTGCGTTTTATGATGGGACGAAAGTCGGCACATTTACGCCTGCTTCCGCGACATTCAATTTTACGAAGTTTTCACTTGGACGGCATATCAACACTGGTAATCCTTTAAATGGAGTCATCAACGAATCTCTCGCATTCACCAGTGCTCTCACAACAACTCAGCGTCAGCAAATGGAAGGATATTTGGCGTGGAAATGGGGATTACAAACCTCTCTTCCAACGACGCATCCGTATTACAAGGTGAGTCCTTAGGTGGATTTGGAAACGTGGATGGAAAGAGTTCGGTAAGAGCAGGAATACGAAACGTCCATTCCCAAAAGTTTGGCGGAGATGGAAGCCACAATCTCCGACAATGGCATTTTCAAGCAGTATTCCACGAACTCCTGCGTTTTACGAGAAACTCCGTCGGCACATATTTCGGGAACATCCACTTGGATACGCAGGATTGGAAAAATTGGGGGGTAACCCAAAGATGCCCATTGGAGGAGGGCAGGTATGAACGAAGGAGCAGCAACCGACAACAACTGCGAAGTTAAAAATGCGTTTGATTCGGACTCGCGTTGAACGATAGTCGAATGGTCGTTCATGATATCCGCAATCGATACTGTGACAGGGACGACATCCGAGATTACCGTATCTGGAACTACTTCTGTAATATCGCCGCTCATTTAACTCAACGAAAGATTATTCCAGCGTTAAAGCAATATGTTTGACATCGGGTGGATATTTATAGGCACAATTGTAGGTCTGTTGCTCGTGTCAGTATTTGCGCCTCCGGCAAGAAAGGACATGCAACTCCCCACTCCTTTCACAAAGGCAGTCTTCAGAACCCCATCTGGATGTGTCAAGTTCAAGACGGAAGAAGTCGCATGTTCCGATGACGCGACGTCCTTGAATTTCATCGCGTCCTCACACAAATAGGATGTTCGTTCCTCAAATTTCGAAACTCCTCAGTAATCCTCAAAGTATCAAGGTCCTGTCGTTCCTAGTGGGATTCGGTCTCGCAATCCTTCTTTGCCATAAACCAATTCAAACCCATTTGGCATTAGGAGTTGAGGTTCATGATGTGGAAGAGCACACGATAAAGACAGACGGAAAATGCTACAAGTATCGCGCGGAAGATGCCAAGTGCGAAATCTCAGACTCTAAATAAACATGTCTGACGGAGCAACGAACTTGAGCGATCTTCTTGGCGGCGGACCCGTCCAGTCGCCCGCGTTCGCGCCGATGGTCACCGGCGGAGGCGACCCTTTCATTGCCCCTCAACCGTCCAATCAACCTGCGATGACTTTAAAGAGCAATGATGCCAATTTCTATATGGTCTATCGCGCATTCAAAAATCTACTCACCTACTTCTCATTCTTCCTTGCCGCGGTCATTATTTCCCTCCCTGCGCCTCGCCATCTCTTCCTCCAATATATCCCCAACACCTATACCTCCGGAGGCGTCGTGTCCTATATGGGTGCCGGCATTCTAGGTCTCATTGCCATCTCCATCTCCTACGTTCTCAGCACGCTCTTCAGCGTTCTTATTTAGGAAGAATACACATACTTCCGTAATCCATACTGCTTCATACACTTTTGAAGAAACATTTCACAATCTTCACATGGTTTTGAGTTCCTGATTTCACCTCTCTTATTCAGACGAACAACTTCTAGCGTACATCCGCTCAGTTGTGAAATATCTCCAAGACGTTTCACAACTGCCCGTTCCGCATGCATACTAAGGTCCGACCATCCAGAACCTCGACACCGAGTTCCAAGAACGTTCCTTGCTTCCGCAAGCACCTTGTTCCTCCTTCGTATTGTTGCGACATGAAACTCGGTATTATGAACCTTCATAAACTCCATCATTTTAAAGATAACAACATCAACCCTCGCTCAAAAAATCCGTTTTAAACGATTGAGTAATATAGACATAATGAGTCATTTAGTTGATATCTGGGCATCAACAAGACGATACTCCAAGGGGTACGTCAATGACCCACCAGCCCGCATTCATCCGCGCATCATGTTTGGACCTGGATGTTGGTTGGAGAATCCAGAGTTCCTGAAGAAGAATTCTATCACACACGTTATTAACTGTGCGTTTGACCAAGATTGTCCTGAATGGTTCCGAACTGAGCATCCGGATAAGTATGTGTGTTTGAATGCGGTTGATAGTATTGATGCGTTCATTCTACGTTGGTATTCTGAATTCGAAAGCACGATGCAGAGATTTCTTCAAAGTCCTGAGTCCAAGACTGTGTTCGTTCACTGTCAGTGTGGAATCAATCGTAGCGGGTTTCTGTGCGTGGCATACGCGTGCAAGAAACTGGGATACATGTATACAGATGTCGTCCATAGTGTTTTGAAGCAGCGTCCATGTGCCCTGACAAATCCAAAGTATAGACTCCAAGTATTCCACTTTTGCAATCATTAATACTTTCACAGGACACTCTCCATCCATTCATATGGACAACGTCTTCCGAACCAAGAAATATCGTGATACGCCGTTGCGTGCGAAAACGCATCCGCTCATCACTGGAACGCTTGATTCCATCCATCAATCTATCGTGACATCCTTGAAGGATACAAACGCAGAAGACCTTGAGGAGCGCGCATCTGTTCTTCGTAAGGCAATTTCTGAATTACAGAAGTCTGCGCTCCTAGAAGACATTCTTGAAGTGTCAAAACTCACATCCGAACTGGAAATGATTGAAACTACGTTGAAAGAGTCAAATCCCGTCGAGACATATTACTTGAAGAACGTGGATATCATGATGAAGTATTATGGGACGCAAGAGAAGGCACAAATTGCTTCCATTCCAGGGAATAACAATACGTTCCTGAAATATTTGAATGCGAGTTTATCTACAGAGTCTGCTGTTTCCAAGAAGGATTTATTTGACACGTATGCTTCTCGCATGAAACTGAACACCATTCAACCTACAGAAGTCGACCGAGCAGATTCCGTGGAGCACTGCTTGTCGTGTAATGTGGCAAGAGAGGAACTGAGCGCAGAAGGTGTTCTCGTGTGTCCTCTGTGTGGGTCCGAAGAACATATGTTGGTTGTCTCGGATTTCCCCAGTTTCCGCGACCCGCCAAAGGACAGGAACAATTACGCTTACAAGAAGATTAATCACTTGAACGAGATTCTCAACCAGTTTCAAGCAAAGGAATCCACCATTATTCCGGTGGAAGTCATGCATGAAGTCGTGTGCGAAATCAAGAAACGGCGTATCCAGAACATTGCCGAATTGACGGAAAAAGATATGCGCGAAATCCTGAAGAAACTCAATCGGTCCAAGTTTTATGAGCACGCGACGCATATTCTGTCACGATTGAATGGAAACCCGCCTCCGACCATCACCCCCGAAATAGAGGAAAAGGTCCGCGCGATGTTTCAGGAAATTCAGGCGCCGTTTCTGATGTATTGTCCAGACGACCGCACGAATTTCCTGTCGTATTCTTACATTCTGTATAAGTTCTTTGAATTGCTCGAACTAGACGATTACAAGGTGTATTTCCCCTTGCTAAAGTCCAGAGACCGACTGATTGCCCACGACGAAATATGGAAGAAGATATGTGATTACTTGAAGTGGGAATTCATACAGTCAGTTTAGCGGCGACTCTTGAGGAGACCCTTGAGCACGAAGGTGTAGAGGAGCGCAAACACGAGCGCATGGGTGGCCGCGACCGTGAGGGTGGAACCTCCTGGGGGCAGGGACACGACGACGCCGGGGGTGAGGACAAAGAAGAGGGCAGCGAGAACAAGGAGTTTGGCGTACATTTTTATAATTGAACGCAGAAAATTTAGATGTTCGTTTCATAGTCCGTCTTGGATAAGAATTGGAAGAGACCCGGAACAGTGCCGACCCCGCGACCATAACTCAGGTCTCCACCCTTGTAACACAAATACGGCATGCCTGCGATCGTGCTCGACTTGTCCTCGGGACAAGGTTTGTAACACAATCCGTCCTTCATCTCGGTGTTATAGTCTCCAGGGTTCGCGTCTTCTGGGATATCACTTGTTTTTGTGCATTGACCACCATGGTTCAACCTCCCCCATAATCCTCCCTCACATTTCGTATGACAGAACCCGCCGTCGGACCAACTCCAGTTTCCATCGCAGTACGTGCTACAACTTAGTGGTTTGCTACATGTTAGCGCACTATCAACTTTATATCCTTCAGGACAATCTTCTGGTAAAACAGGAGTTCCTACACCTCTATTGAAAGAATCTGCCCAACATACTGGTCCAACTCCGTGGTATCCATCTCGGCATTTCGGGTAACATAATCCGGCATCGTATTCCGGTCTGTCCTTTGGACACGTATCTGGCGTCATGGATGCTATCGACGTTCCTCCTAATCTAAATTGTGTCCACGACAATCCGAATAACTCGAACTCGCCCGTGAGTCTGTCTAACCAAATATTGGAAGCATTTATAGAGAAGTGTTCATACATAGGTTTCAGAGTATACCAAATAAGTATACCGAGCAAGACCCACGCCAAGATAGCGACGACGTCCATTATGAGATGACGTGATATTTTCACACGACAAACATATACCTAAAAATTATGTGGGGACAGCATCTCGTGATTGACGCGGCTCGTTGCGCACCTCAAAAGATTCGTTGCCCTGCCAACATCTATAAGTTTACTGGCGAACTTGTCAAGAAGATTGATATGGTCGCATACGGTCCTCCTCAGATTGTCATGTTCGGCACGGGCAATAAGAAGGGATATACGCTAGTTCAACTCATTGAGACATCTAATATTTGCGCCCATTTCGTGGAAGAGACGAACGATATGTATTTGGACGTGTTCAGTTGTAAGGAGTTTGACCCTCATGTTGTCGCGGGCGTGATCGCAGATTACTTCAAACCCGACGATATCACCAGTCGGTTTCTGATTCGCCAAGCACCGGAACTACGGTGAAAAAGTTCTAGAAATTGTTTTTTGTTTTTGTGTTTTTAGTTTACCAATCGTAGTCCTCTTCCAGGATACGTTCATACTCTTCGTCCAAACTCTCGCCATCATCCGAGGAGATGTAGAACGCAGTATTCAGAATGTCGGGTTTCGGGTCATACTCTTCCAACAGTGCGAACATCTTCTCGCTCTGTTCGAGTAGGTAAGACTCAACCACCATTCCTGCCGGAGGAGAGTTTCCAATTGTCACGTTCTCAGGCACACCGATCCTTGCGCAGATCGTTGACCACATCATTTTAATCAGACTTGTGTTTCTTAGAGGGAGGTGCGTCGGTAATTAGTTCGTCGGATTCTCGTTCTCGTTTCATTGATGCTGTCTGTTTCTACGCAACTTTAAATCCGTTTTCGATTCTCAAGCAAACGGTCCGTGGATATCCGTGGCAATGCGACAATCTCCGTTCTTTCCTTTCACGGACCCGGTAGGGCACGGCGCATCCTTCTTCGTATCGGGATAATTCTCGAACCCCTCAAGAAGAGGGCGAATATACATGTAAATGAAGTAGTTCGCGACCGTAAAATACAAACTGTGAATCACTGCTTGCTCAAGAAGAGTTCCTCCTGGCGGAATGCGTATATGAACGCCCGGCACGAGTATCATGAACAGAAGTGCTTTCAGCAACAGATTTACCCACATCTTTGTTTTAGGCGTGTTATTTTACGCGAGACCGTAGGTGGGTCCGCCGGTGGCTACACAGTCTCCGCTTTCCGTCTTACGGTATCCGTTGGGGCAGACCTCGCCGTAATTACCAAATCCCTCGCGCCAGTTCCAGTAGACGTGCATGACAAACGACGTCACGAGCGAGAACAGGACCGCATGAACGACAAGGACAGTTGCCTTCGTTCCACCAGGAGGAATGCGCGTTAAAATACCCGGCACAAACGCAACAAAGAGCACTGCGGCAATAATACTACTCACAAGGTCCATTTACTCATTTAGGTCGGAAGATTTCTTAGAGCACGCAGAGCATCCCGGTTTTGCCACGCGAATCTTGGAATACGTTACTGCGACAAACGCGCCAACCGCAATCAGTGTTAGAAGTATCCACGTCCAGTTCATTTATCTCATGAAGAGTTTTCATTCAGCACGCAAAGAACACACAGATGGGCATTCCTTTTTACTTTGCTAGTTTAATCAAATCCCACAGAAGCATTACTCGCACCGTGAAGCAGCGTTTGGATGTGGATGTTCTCGGCGTAGACTTCAATTGTCTGATTCATCGTTATTTGAAGGAGGATAATCCGGTAGGGTCTGTCGTGGATGCGTTTGCCCACATTCTAGAAACCGTGTGCCGACCAAAACACCTCCTGATTGCGATGGACGGCGTGGTTCCATACGCCAAGATTGTCCAGCAGCGATACAGGCGAATGCGCATCAAGACGGAAGACGATAAGGGTTTTGACCGTAACCAGATTTCGCCGGGAACTCCGTATATGCGCGACCTCGAGAACGCTCTGCGGGCAAGATTCCCGTATGCCATGATGAGTTCTACGCTGGAGGAAGGTGAAGGCGAGCATAAACTTTTTACAATGCTGCGAACTCTTCCAGAATCCGAGCGTCGCAATGTATGTATTTACGGCCTGGATGCCGACCTGATTCTCATTTGTCTTCAGCATTTCTCCGTCGCATCCGAAATGACGTTGCTTCGCGAAAGCGCAGAATTCAATGACCCGAAACTCGCATCTGCCGAATTTGCACTCCTGAATATTGCCGTTCTCAAGACTCAAATTCCTCTCCCTATTGCACAGTATGTCGCACTAATGATTCTGTGTTTCGGTAACGATTTCATGCCGAATCTTGCCATGTTTTCTCTCCGCGAAGGCGGATACGAGCGTGCTCTTGAAGTATATGAAAAAGCAGGGAATCCAGACTTATTCACATTTGAAGGGCGGGATGCGTTTTTGGATATTGCTGAAAGAGATGAATTGAAGGTTCTGAAGGAGCGCATTGCTCTGCGTCGTCGTCCTGAAGAGAAGGGACTTATGGGCCGCGATGGGTCGGGATTCTACCGCCAATATTGTCTTCATAATTTGGACGGAGTTCAGAATACTGAAAAGGTGGTGGAAGCATTCTGGAAAACGTTCCATTGGACTCTTCATTATTTCCAAAACAATGCTCCTCTGAACTGGGACTGGGTATACCCGTATCCCGATGCGCCTCTTCTCAAACATATTTTGGAATATCCCGAAACGACCGCAGAGAAAGGTCTGCGCACGTTTGGAATCACTCAACAACTCCAGTTCATTTTACCTGCTGTATCTTTGAGAACATCGAAGAAACTCTTGAAGTTCCCTGACGAAATGCATTCCGAGACTCGGCATCCGTGGATGAAACGCCACGATTGGGAAATGAAACCGCGTATTTCACTTCCGTGGAATCCATCTAGCGCCTTAACTGAAATCTACCCCCTCTGAGTCCAATATTCATAGGTTGCGTGACGAAACTAGAAAGAGTTCCTGATGTAGGAGCACCGTCTGCTATCAAATCCAAAACATTCGCGTTCATATTGAACGAAGACGTGCTCGTATCGGTCTTCTTGTTCCAATACTCTTCCGTGATTCTCTTTAGTTCTCTTACAAGTCCCACCTTAATCATCGAGTCCCCTGACATCTCCATTCCCCATGTGCGTATCAAATACTCAATATATTTGGTCCGATATGTGAGTGTGCTTGTTACCACGGTATTTGATTGAAACGCGGATATACAGTTCTGGACACTGTCAGGTTTCGGTTTATTGAGACGAGCATTCACGGTGTTGTGGGCTCTTGACACAAATAAGAAAAAATCAAACCTGCTATTTGCCCATTCCGGGTGAAGAGACGTATAATTCTGGAAAACAATCTTGAAATGATTGTGGCAGTGGATACACGTTATTGTGTCGCGAAACAACTCCATGTACCGTTTCAATATCTCTTTATCTGCGTGACTTGGACGTTCGGGATACAAATACGACACCGAATGTAGTGTCATCCATCCCATAGGTCCCCATAAAGTCGTCATCCTGTTAATTATGGTTCAGAAACGAATCCCGCCGTAATCCCGCCTTCCACAATATGTCTCATCAGTTCCGGCGGAGTATTCTTTCCCTTTACGAGTCCGTGTTTGTCGGCAAGATCCTTGACTTGTTTATTGCTCATCTTATCCAATTTTCGCCGAATGGTCTTTCGGTATTTCTTCGATCCAGAATCGGTAAGTATTTGGATACGCCGACGCTTTGCTGTTTTGCGTAAGGGTGGAGACTTTGCAGGATCGGCAACTCCTTTCACTTTCAAAATTCCTTTCAGAGGTCTTTTGACCGTGGCACGACCTTTTGGGGGAGGCGCGACTGATTTTGAAGTAGGCGGTGGCGCTTGCCCTTCTTTTATTATGACAACCTTTCCTCCGGTATTCATTCTCTCCTTAAAAACGAATTAGATTACATTTACGGAGAAGAGGCAATTAAGAATCACGATGGATTGGACTGCCGTGAAATCATATTTCGACGCAAAGGGGGTTTCTCGGTTGGTAGAGCATCAAATTGAATCCTTCGAGGATTTCATTCGTAACAAGATTCCTCTCATTGTTTCTTCCACTGCCCCAATCGTGGTGTGGCACGAACAGGACGAGACGACAAAGAAGTACAAATATGAGTTCCGACTTTCCTTTGAGAACATCACATACATGAAGCCGCGGATTCAGGAGGCAACGGGGCGCGTCAAACCCATGTTTCCGCAGGAGGCACGCGTTCGCAACTTCACGTATGCCGCACAAATGTTCTGCGATGTCCGATTCACTGCAAGGGCATATAAGGGCAACACGCTTGCAGAGTTCGATGAGTCCGTTCGGGTCTTCTCTGGCGTGTCTCTCGGCAAGATTCCGGTTATGCTGGGGTCATCGCTCTGTATCCTCAACGACTATCCAATCACGCGTGAGGAGATGGGTGAGTGTCCCAATGATCCCCTAGGATACTTCATTATTCACGGAAGCGAGCGGACGATTCTGTGTCAGGAGAAGGTCGCGGACAATCGCGTTATGGTGTTCTCCAATAAGAAGACGGTTTCGAAATATACGCACTCTGTGGAGACCAAGTCGCTTCATGAGTCTTTCACAACTCCTCCCAAGAAGTTGGAGATTCGCATTTCGTCCAAGTTCAATGGGTTGGGGTACCCACTCACAATCTGTGTTCCGCGATTCCGTGAAGACATTCCACTCCTCGTGTTCTTCCGTGCGCTGGGCGTCGAGACAGACGAGGATATTGCCAATCTCATTTGGAAGGGAGATTCGAGTAACGCAGAGACTCTCGTTGCATCATTCAAGGAATGTGCTGACTGTAGTGTATATACTCGCGAAGATGCGATTGAGTATCTGTCGCGCCACCTCCAGTATGTCACGTCGCACGAGGATAAGTGTGCGTATGCTCGAACCCTTCTTGAGACAGAGTGCCTTCCTCACGTGAAGTTCGGAGGCGACACGGCAGATTCCAAGACTCTGGAGGCACGCAAGTGTATGCTCATCGCATCCATGGTTCGTCGCGTGATTATGACAGAGCAGGGGAAGGTCGCAATCGATGACCGAGATGCGTACCCCAACAAGCGAATCGTCACAACCGGGTCTCTTCTCACCCATCTCTTCCGCCAACTGTTCCAGAAGGTATGTAAGGACATTCGCGGCAAGTTCGTGAATGAGGTCAATAACGATACGTGGAAGCGGGGCGAGACGCCTCAACCTCTCGATGTCCTGAACGTCAACAACCTCTACAAGATTCTGAAGGTATCCACGATTGAGGGAAAGATGAAGCAGGCACTCGCGACAGGCAACTTTACGGTCCAAGGTCTTGGGACAGCAAGTTCTGCGGTCATGTCCAACGCAACAAAGGTGGGCGTGTCGCAGGTCCTGAATCGCATGTCCTACCTTGCTACAATCAGTCATCTGCGCCGAATCCAGACACCGGTGGAGAAGTCAGGCAAGTTGCTTGCGCCTCGTAAGTTACACGGAACCAGTTGGGGATACATGTGTCCCGTCGAGACTCCAGAGGGTCATTCTGTAGGCATTGTCAAGTCTATGGCAATGCTGACATCCATCACGCAGCACACGCCTTCTGTTGTAACAATGCAGGTTCTCCACTCAATGGATTGTATTGACTGGGTTCGGACCGTCAAGAATTACAGCGGAACCGAGATTCTTGTCAACGGCGTGATTGTGGGATACACAAGCGATCCGGTGCGAGTCCATTCCAGACTCAAGGAGGCAAAGTTGAAGTTCCAGTTGCATCCTCATACCGGCATCTCTTGGAACATCCTCCACAACAAGATCGCAGTAGAGTCCGATGGAGGTCGTGTTGCGCGTCCCCTCTTCCGCGTCAAGAACGAAGCGTGTATGTCTGCTCCTGCGTCTTCTGTGTGGAACGACTGGGTCCAATCCTGTATTGAGTATATCGATTCGTCAGAGTCTGATACGGTTCGCGTGGCAATGATGCCAAAGGAAATCACAAAGTTCCACACGCACTGCGAGATTCATCCTACAATGATTCTGGGTCATATGGCATCCAGCATTCCTATGTCGGACCACAATCAGTCTCCTCGTAACACATATCAGTCTGCGATGGGCAAGCAGGCAATCGGGATGTTTGCTAGGAACTATGCGAAGCGCCTCGACAAGAACGGTTACATCTTCTGCCAACCGGCGCGTCCGTTCGTAGAGACGCGAACCATGCGCATTTTGAAGACAGAAGACATGCCCTTCGGCATGAATGCCATTGTGGCCATCGGGATTTACGGCGGATACAATCAGGAGGATTCCGTGATTCTCAACAAGTCTGCTGTGAATCGCGGTCTGTTCCGCACTCTGTATTACACGATGTACAAGGACGAGGAGCACAGAAATGTCACGTCTGGAAAGGAGGAGAAGTTCATGCGTCCTTCGCGTGACAATACGCGCGGATTCAAAACGTCGTCGTATCATGCTGTTCGCGAAGACGGTCTGCCTTCGGTGGGGGCAGTTATCCACGAGAACGATGTCGTCATTGGAAAGGTGACGAATCTGAAGCAGGACACGAATGGTTATGCCTACCGCGACTCGTCAACAACACACAAGAACTCAGAGACTTGCCGCGTCGATGGCGTGTGGCAGGACAAGAACTCGGACGGATACCCTTTTGTGAAGGTGCGTGTGGTATCCGAGCGCGTTCCTGAGATTGGCGATAAGTTCTCCAGTCGTCACGGTCAGAAGGGAACGTGTGGAATCCTACTGAACGAGGACGATATGCCGTATACTGCGTCCGGTCTGCGCCCCGACCTCATCATGAACCCTCACGCAGTTCCGTCGCGCATGACGATTGCGCAACTCATGGAGACGATGTTTGGAAAGGTATGCTCGATGAAGGGAACGCTTGGCGACGGGACGCCGTATTCCCATCTGAGTCAGAAGGAACTCCGAGCACAGATGATTGAGTTGGGAATGCATCCGTACGGCAACGAGATTCTGTATAACGGACAGACAGGAGAGATGATGGAGGCAGAAATCTTTATGGGTCCCACATTCTACCAGCGCCTCAAGCACATGGTGATTGACAAGAAGCATAGTCGCGCACGAGGACCGATTGTGTCTCTCACGCGCCAACCGTGTGAGGGCAGGTCTCGTGATGGCGGTCTGCGTGTTGGTGAGATGGAGCGCGATTGTATGCTGTCCCACGGTGCCGCAATGTTCACAAAGGAGAGGTTGATGGATGTCTCAGATCCATTCACAACCGGGTTCTGTAAGTCATGCGGAACTCTGGCAGTGGTGAACGCAAAGGAGAATATCTACCATTGCGGGTCCTGTGGCGCACAGACACACTTTGAGTTGAAGACGATTCCGTATGCGGTGAAGTTGTGGGCGCAAGAATTGGAGGCAATGCACATTGTGCCGCGCATGGTGTTTGAGTAGATGTCTGCCCAATACAATTTAAAAGATAATTTGTTAGTCGTTCTTTGTTCATATATTTTCGTTTAAGAACTAAGACTACTTGCACCATAACATGCCCCAATCTACCTTTGAGGTTGTTAAACCCAATGCGGTTATTACCGATTCAGCAGTATGTTCATATGCATCTGGACGATATAAATAACTATCTGTAAATTGAATGTGAAACTGCGAATAACCTATTGTAGATAGGTACCGAACACACTCAAAATTTTTATTATTCCATTCCGATGCCCATTCGAAACATAAGGTTTGTGCTTTAGATGTGAGAGACCTGATTGCTATATTCTCCGCACCTTCTACGTCAATTTTCAATAAATCAGGAGTCCCGTAGGTGCGTATAAGAGCATCTATTGATATCGTTGGAACCATTATGCTCTGAAACCCGGAATACTTATAGAACCTAGAAGATGGATCGTCAAGCCATTTACGATCCAATGTCGAAATCGTATCAGCATCTGAATGAAAGAATTCTATTTCTGGGTGTAAACTATCACACACGGCTGAATTTATACAAGTTATGTTTTTATAATTTACTACATTCGCAACAAGATTATTAAATGTAGTCGGCGATGCCTCTACGCATATAATTCTATTATTATCACTATAGTTTGCAATAGCCCATCTTCCATTGTTTGCTCCTATGTCAAATAAGAGCATTTACCTTTAATGCAAAAATGTCTTTAAACCGAATTAAATAATAAAGTAATATAAGCTGAAATGATACTTCTGAATATCGGAGGAGGACATCATAAAAACCTTGATGCTATAAAACGCGGTTGTAAATTATTTAATATAGAATTTGTTCAAAGCGATAATATAGCATCGGTAAATATAAAAAACCCAGATATAATTTGGTCTCCAGGAGAATGGTTTGAACCAACTCTTTTCCCAAATTCTAAAATTATGTACGGACCACAATTCTTTGTATTTCCTTCCACGACTCATCCATCTTGTGATTCCTTAGTAGAATATAACGACATATCTAACACGTTCTTTAATACGCTCAGTCCGTGGATTATCACAGTATATGAAGAATTTGTTCCCCGTCTAAAAGTCCCCTTTAAGTCACTGCCATTTGCGGTAGATACTGATAAATTTAGTCCAGAATCCACACCAAAAGAATACGACTGTTTGATATATTTTAAACATAGACATACCAATTGTTTGAATACTGTTATTGAAACTGTAAAAGGTATGGGACTAACATACACAGTAATACAGTATGGATCGTATATAGAAAATCATTATATTTCCACATTAAACAGAGTTAGATTTTGTATATGGGTAGGATCTCACGAATCACAAGGATTTGCTTTACAGGAGTGTCTTTCTATGAATGTACCAATTTTTGTATGGAATGCCACGAACATGCGAGACGAATATTCTAATAATAATCAGCTCTTCTCCAATTATTCTCAAAATCTTGCGTCTACAACTGTGCCATATTGGGATTCAAGATGTGGGAAGATTTGGGATACTAGTAAAGAAATGAGTTCAGAATTGTCAGAATTCATTTCCCAACTTAATACGTATTCCCCTCGCAGTTATGTTCTTGATAATTTATCGGATAAAGTGTGTTTTGGAAACCTGCTAAGACACTTCAAATTAATTGAATAAACATATTATTTTGTTTGCGTCGATGGGTTAGTCGCATTAAACATAATAATATCTGGAATATTATAAATCAGTAATTCGTTAAACTAAACACTTTTCTTTAATAAATATGCACGTAAGAGAACCTGTATTTACGTTTGAAAAATATAATATTTGTGAGAGTTCTTTATGAAACGAGAAACATGCACGATTACTCATTGTTCTTATAATGTAGTCATGACAGGTCTCTGAAGCGTCTAGGTATTTGTTTATAACAGTAGGGTTTAGGTGAGGGTGATCATAGAAATTTGCTAGCATATTCGTATGAAGGTCTTCAATAATATAAATTCCGCCAGGTTTCAAACTGTTCCACAACACTTCAATCGTATTTTTTTGGTGGGATACTATATGACTTCCATCATCTATAATAAAGTCAAATAGAGGGTTCTTCCATGTAAAAAGCAATGATGATATGGTTGTAGCATCTGATGTATCTGCGATTCCTTGATGAATGCGGTCTAGTCCATTTAATACTTTACAATACTGTAGTGTAATATCTATTCCGTATATATCTGCATTTTCGAAATAGTCACGCCACATTAGCATAGATGCTCCCTCGTTAATTCCTACTTCAAGAACATTTTGTGAAGATTTACGAATATTGCTGAGACACATATCGTAAAAATCACAATACTTATGGAAATAAGCCTTGTCCGTCTTGTGTTTCATACCCAGGTCATGAAGAGATTTCATTTAATATAAAATTCTATAATAATTTCGCTAATTTAACCAAACCGGTGGGGTTTCGAGTAAATATTATTAATAAAAAATTCTCTGGTCGTAACAAGCAGTTATGAACAATTATAAGATCGTAATAGCTAAATACAAGGAAGATATGGGTTGGGTTCACAGACTGAATCAACCCAATGTAATAATTTACGATAAATCTGGAGTTGTAAACAAAAATAGTATTCCACTTCCAAATATCGGTAGAGAATCTGAGACCTTTATTCGTTATATCATTGAAAACTATGATAGTCTTAGCGAATATACGTTTTTTTTGCAAGGAGATCCGTTTCCACACATGAAGAACGTTGACTCAAATAATTTACAAGATAAGATAAACGATTTTTTATCGAATCCAAAGGAGATCAGTCCGGCGTTTTGTGATATCTATTACGAAAAGGCAGACTATTTTCCAGACTTATGTGTACGACAGTATTACAAACACTTGTTTGGAGAAGCATGTCCGGAAATTGTTGAGTTTGCAGCAGGATGCCAATATATTGTGAATAAGAATCGGATTCTTTCGCGCCCAAAACAATTTTACAGCGACATACATGCAATGTTATTATTAAATAAAGTAACTGATGTAGGGGATGTTATTGGGGGTCACTCTTTTAGTGGTCCCGTAAGAAACATTCCGTTTGATAAATTAACCATGAATCCGTGGACGTTTGAACGTATGGCATTTAAAATATTTACATGAAGTTGTTGTTGAAATAGTCCAATGCATTACGAATAGCCTGATCCATATTGAAGTATTTATAGTTCGCCAATCGACCTACCATATGAACCCCCGATTTAGAAGATTCATCGGCTAATTCCTTATATTTATTATAAAGTTGTTGATTTTTAGGAGATGGAATTGGATAATACGGTTCGCCGGTATCGCTCGGGTATTCGCGGTATATAACAGTGTGTGGTGTATTCGTATGTTCTGGATAATTAATATGTTTATATTCAGTCGTCCGAGTATAGGGAATATCGCTAGACGGAGTATTTATAATAACATTTTTCTGAAAAAACCCAGTATTCAAATAGATTTCTTCTTCAAACCTCAACGAACGATACTCTAAAGGCGGAAGTCCAGAGTCTTTAAAGTAAGAATCTATTGGTCCAGTAAAAATTACACATGGGTGATTCACCGGGAGGACTATCTGCTGATTCAATAAAACAGTTATATTTGTATGATTAAACATATTTTTGAAAAACTTGCTATATCCGTTTTTCGGAATGACCTGGTATTTGTCGTCAAAATAACGGCAGTCTGTATTATACCTGACTGGTATTCTACCTAAAACGCTTTGATCTAGTTCAGCTGGAGGGCAATTCCACTGTTTTGTGGTATATGGTTTAAACAGTTTATCATACAACTCTTTACCAACTTGTCTCAGTGCAATCTCTTCGCTGTTTTTTGGAGATTCACACGGTATTTGCGCATTTTTTAACCATTCGGTTGTTTCATTTTCAGTTCTGAGGTGTGCATTCGTCAGAATGTTTATAGTTTCCATGTTTACAGGAATAGGAACCAATGCCCCGTCGACATTTGAAATTATTTTCAAATCATAGCGAATCCACTCTCCAAATTTATTTATGTATTTCCAGACACCTTCGTCATTTGTATGAAAAAAATGAGGTCCATACTTACTTACTCTAATACCAGTTTCACTATGTATATAGTCATAGCAGTTTCCCCCGACATGAGGTCTCTTATCAAGAACGATAACTCGTTTATTCAGTTTGTTTGCGAAACGTTCTGCAAACACTGCCCCAGTCAATCCGGCACCGACTATTACAACATCGTAATTTTCTAAACTTTCCATATTAATGTATTATACACAATTTCTCATCTTGTAATAAACTATTATAAAATACTATAACACTACACTAAATGACTTACGCATTCCTTGTGACAATGGCGGATGACAAAAGCAAACCTATGTTGGATGAATTAAGAAAAGTTGAGTATATGCTATGTTTATCCAAGATCTTTTCGTATAATGCTCCTGTATATGGAGTATGTGCAGAATCATTAAATTATCCTCCTATGGAGTTCTATCCTTTTCACACGAAATTATACATTCAGAATACAGAATCATTAGGAGGTCATACAAAATCTTCTAAGGAGTTGATTAGTCTGAAAAATATATTTCCACGTATAGACGTATCGGATGATACTTGGATTATTAAAATGTCTGGAAGGTACATGTTATGCGATGACTCGTTTGTAAAAACAGTTGAGAATGCAAGTGACGATATAAGTGCCATTTTAATGCCGCCACTCTACTATGCTGGGATTGAACAGATGTATACCTTTACATACGCACTCCGAGCTGGAGTGTTTCGCAAACTGCTAACTTATGAAATTGTCGATGGTCAAGGAATTGAAGGTCATTTTATGTCACTGATTTCTAACATTTTACCAAAGGAGGCCGTAATGAAAGTGAATAGACTTGGTGTATTAACGAGTATAGCAAACGGACCCTTTCATGTTTATTAGGTTATAACACCTTTCTAGTGCGCTGATAACCATACTTATATTGTTAATATATTAACATTTAAACTGTTCACTATACAGAATATAAAAATGGATATCAAAGATTTTATTCGCGCACTCCCCATCAATACATTTGTTGAAATCGGTTGTCATTTTGGAACTGACACTGAAATTTTTCGTAGTATGCATCCTAACGCACGTATTGTTTGTTTTGAACCAGACCCGCGCAATTTGGAAATGCTAACTAAGCGAGGTGTTAATAAAATTGCCGAAGTACATCCTTATGCGCTTTCCAACGCAAATGGAACGCAACCTTTTTATTTATCGGCCGGCGATCAAAGTCATAATACGAATATGGATGATATTCTTAGATATAACGATTGGTCGTGCTCTTCTTCTTTGAAAAAACCGACTGGACATTTGCAATTACATCCATGGATTACGTTCGATAAAACTGCATATGTCAATACAATTCGGTTAGATGATTTCGAACCTCTCAGGGATTCAATTATCGATTTCATGTGGGTAGATGTGCAAGGTGCTGAAGATTTAGTGTTTTCCGGAGCGAAAGAAACTCTTAAAAGAACTAAGTACGTTTATACAGAATACTGTAACACGGAGTTATATGAGTCCCAACTCAATATGAAGCAGGTATTGGAAATGTTTGGTGATAATTGGGAGTTAGTTCATGATTTTGGAGGAGATATACTTCTAAAAAACAATCGCGTTTAAGTACTCAGATTCCTATACGGAATGTTACTATTTCCCGGATTCTTTGTTGTACATACTGACTAACCCCGATTACGCTTTGCTAAAAACGGGTAGTTTCGTCCGTCGTCCCAGTTTGGAAAATACGTTTCATCGGGTAATTTCACCGACCCGTAAGAGTTTACTAAAATCGAAAAGATTGATTGATCGTGTCTGTTCTCTATAAATTTAGGATCTTCGGTTCCAGTAACGTCGTTGATCAACTCGTGAAGCATTGACTTGTTCCATATATCGATTAAATGAACGGAATGTGCGTTTTTCTTTATTAGTAGAATAGTCCCGATATTTTGGCAAGAGTCTCGGATTGTCTCGTCACACATAAAATGGTCAAAGATTGCTTTCTTCGTGTATTGAACTTCACGGTAAGACAGCATAAACGACAGAACTCCGTAACTGGATTCATTGGTTTCAAGCATTTGAATGTATTCTAGAAAGCGTTGCTTACCGTTCGAGTTAATCTCACATCCTGCATCGCAGTATACGAGAAAGTCTCCATTATTCAGTTCGTTAAGTTTTTTATGTATCAAATAAGGTTTCCATATCCAGTATCCACTGCCTCTCCAATTCTGTTCAATAAAGTTTCCGTGTTTTTCCCAAAAGTTTGTATCAGAACGCAAGTCTGTCTCATTGTATGCTTTTACAGTATCAAACTCTGCGAATTCCTCCGCCTCCTTGCAAATTCGATGAAGACTATTAGTAAATTTATGGTTGCCGTAACTTATAAAATGCTTACGGACCATTTCTTTATTATGGCACTCTACCGTTAAATTCTTAAATTAACTTAAACGGTCTCAATCCTATACATTAAATGCCGTATAGTTCGAATACGGAATGGCTTCCTACAGATTTCAAAGAACAAGACCCAATCGAGAATTATTATTTCCAAGTCGACAATCCGTTTGGAACCCGACCTGACGGAGTTACGAAATATATAGGGTATCATTCCGAACCCTTTGCGGTGAGCAATTACTTTAGTGGGTTTGATATGAAGGACGCATTCTTAAAGAATTATTCTAAGTATGATCTGCTTTTGACGTGGCATCCTGACCTTTTAAAAGGTTGTCCGAATGCTGTATACTACATGCCAGCAAATACATGGTTATCTCCTGGTGATTACAATAATATAGATATTTCGCGCAAACTCCCAAAAATATCAAGTTTAACGGGATGTAAGTCATTTTGTGAGGGACATAACTTTCGAAGACATTTATACTTCAGTCAAACATCGATAAACTTACCAATAGACTGGTATAGGTCTGGACAACATGAAATTATACCCGAAGTGACCAATAACCCACTAATAGATGGCAGTCTTCCAAACAAGATTAAGTTGTTTTTAGAATATCAGTATTCGGTGGTGATAGAAAATTCGAGACAGGACGGTTACTTTACTGAAAAGTTATTGGATTGTCTGATATCGAAAACTATACCCATATACTGGGGGTGTCCGAATATCAACCAATGGTTTGATACGACTGGATGGATAATTCTAAACGAGACAACTGTTGAGGAACTAGTTAGTAAATGTTCTAACCTTCCAGATTATATAAACCATTTACCATCCATAAACAGCAATTACGAAATTGCTAAGAAATATGCGTCTCATAAATTAAACATTGGAAGTGTATTAGGTTTAGAGTAGTAATACACAACTCATATAAATGTGGGAGTTCGTCGATAAAGTTGTATATATCAACTTAGAACATCGAACGGACCGACGAGAACAAATGGAAAGAATGACATCAAAGTTTGGAGCAGATAAAGTAATTCGGTTTCCTGCGATTCAGCATTCTAAAGGATACATAGGATGCTCGAAAAGTCATGGCATGGTTTTGAAAATGGCAATTGAAAATGGTTGGAATAACGTGTTGATACTAGAAGATGATGCCGAATGGAATGACTATGACTCCGGTTACGAAAAACTATTAAAAATAACACAATCGGACTATGACGTAGTCATGCTAGGAGGAACCTGGGTAGAGCATGACCCCTCTAGTTTTCGGTTACGTTATGGTCAAACTTGTACGGGATATCTTGTAAACAAGAACTATATGTCAACCTTATTGGCAAACTTTGAAGAAAGTCTTGCAAACTTAATCCGAATAAACGAACAAAGAGAATTTATCTTGAAAACATGTAACTTCACCACAAACATTATTGACAATTTCAAGGATAACGATTCTTTATATAGATTAGATGTTCATTGGAAACATTTACAACCTCGAGATAAATGGTTTGTTGTAATGCCTCCTCTTGTTTACCAAACCCCGAGTTACAGTGATATTGAAGGGACAGATGTAGATTATTCCGATTACTTTGGTGTAAAGAAACCTTCTACCTAAGTGTCTTCGATTTTAATACAGGAAGCATAATAACCGTAATCATGACCCTCTACATTTGCCCGACAGATGAACTTGCGCATGCTCGTATTGATGCTCATCTGAAGAACCACAGGTATACGGATTCTGGATTTGATATTCCAATTGGCGCATATCGCGTTCCGGTATCGGTTCATTCACACTCGTTCGGACTGAATGTTCGTGTTGCTGCAGTGGATTCTGCTGGAAACACGATGCCTTGTCTCCTTCTTCCTCGTTCGTCCATTTATAAGACTCGGTTTCGTATGGCAAACTCGATTGGACTTGTGGATTCCGGATACCGGGGCGAGGTTCAAGCAAAGGTAGATGTTCTCAATTATGGTCGACCGGATACCGACGCACATCCGTTTGAGGATGGTCCTGATGGATCGCGCCTCTTCCAGATTTGCCAGCACAATTTCCTGCCTTGGAAGTCCATCGTTCTCGTGAATACTATTGATGATCTGCCTTCTGCTTCCGATACTCGCGGAACTGGTGGGTTTGGATCTACTGGAACCGCTACAGACGGCGGCGCGAATCTAGGATACGTTCGTTAAAGTAGTGGATAAATAAGAATCAACGAGATTGTGTCGTGAATGATCGCACCCCAATACGCGGAATAGAACGTTGTGTTGAATCCAAATACCATTGCTACAATCAACACTATGGACCGCAAGAATGTGTTCAATACTGGATTGGAAGTGGGAAGAAGGAGAATGTTCATTTATGTAAAGGCGCGAATATCGGACCGCGGTCGCATGCGGGCATAATGCGTAAAAATATTTTCCCACTCATAGGTATAAACACAATATGGGCGGTGGTCTTATGCAACTCGTGAGCTACGGTGCGCAGGACATTTACATCTCGGGTAACCCCCAGATTACTTTTTGGAAG